CGCAGGATTGAGGTGAGGCTCATTCTTGTTTTCTCCAAGACGACCGTTTCTCGGTCCGTCTGGTTTGCAATACCGGGCCGCGCATGAGAGCGGGAATAAGGATTGTGGAAATCTTCAGGGTGTAAAGAGGCTTGGGATAGCCGGGATGTGTGAACGTGAGTCTGCGTGTAGGGATGGGTTCTGTGGACTCGTAAAGTGGTGGCCTACTTTTTATGGGGGACACAAAGAGCCAGCGTAGGGGAGGTCCCCCTGTGGTTGTGGGAGTCTGCTTACTACATTGGCTGGGGGTGGGGGAGGGTTTTCTGATCGGGGAGCTGTCTGACTGCTGGTCGGGGAGGTGGGGCACAGGACAGCGGACCAAACTGTCCAATGAACTATCCAGAGAAGAATCAAGGGAAAAAGCAAGCTAATTGGGAGAGAGAAAATTTCACACCCACGCTTCGCGTCTGATCTAGCCTTCGGCTCTAAGAACAAGCAAAAGCAAAGACCATAACTACAATCTCTTTAGGCAACCAACCAATACCATCCCGCTAGACAGTCCCTCAACCCCTCCCATTGCGCGGCCCCTCCCCACGCCCTGAGTCGGTGTATGCTTGCCTGCATACCTTCAGAGGAGACTTGGATGCTCGATGCAAAGTGGGCAGCGGTCAGTGTGTCGTTAGTTGGCGGAGGCCTCGCCGGTTCGGTTCTCACGAACATAGTGGCCTCTTACAGGAGTCGGAAGCAGGTTATCCGCTACCGCGTGGACGTAACCCCCGTGTTCACAGGGAGGCTCCTTGAGGCAGACTCGTCGTTATGGGGTAGCTTCTACATCAATGACCCCACCGTAGCACACGGGGGTGAGGCAATCCCGAACCTGTCAATCGCAAAGGTTCTAGTCCAGAACTCCGGCAACAAAGACTACAAGGACTTCCGCTTCGGAGTAACTCTTTCTGAGGGGGATGAGGCCGTTCGTTGCGTCATCGCGACCCGCGATCGGCACCATCCGTGGAAGTTGTTGACCAACGTGTCGCCTGGTGCTCACTCCAGTGAGCTGGACTTTGAATTGGCCGTATTCAATCGTGGGGATCTTTGTGTCGTGACCTTGTACTTGGTCGCAAGTGACACAAGCTGTAGGCCTCGCGAGATCGCTCTCTCGTCCCCCGAACCGATCGTCTTCAGGACTGGGCCATCATCCGCAGCGATAGTCTTCAAGGCATTGAGTGGAGCTACCCCCCTGGTAGGCGCAGCCATTGTTGCGGCTACCAGGGGGTTCAACGAATTCGACGACTAAACATTGGTGGCTCAAAACTCGACTACGGGACTCCTAGGTAAGAACACCACCCAGGAGCCCCACCATGAACATCCCCGATCTCGCCACCCTCGCCGCCTCCGAAGTCCCGCACGACGTACACACGATGTCCCCCGCGTGGCATGTTCGCTTTCAGCTTATGCAGCTCTTGCAAGGCACCCAGCAGGTCAGGCAGCTCCTCTCGCTGCGGTACGACCTCCGCCTCACCCTCAGCGAGATGGCGGAGGTCGGAGGCACCTCGGAGACACATGTGCTTGCCTGCTGGATCACGGTCTATGACGAGCTGTCGCGCCTGTGTGGGATGGAGGTTCCAGTCCCTGACCTCGAAGTCCGCTTCAATCCGTGGCGGGGATTTCTATCCATCGAGACTGAGTGGGGCAAGACGGTCACCGATTGCAAGAAGCTGGTCGCGGAGATGATCGCCAGCTCCGCCCGCACCCAGAAGCGCATGGAAGACCTGGGGCTTTGGTAGGTGTCTGAGCAAAGAAACCATCGGAGTCCGGCCTGTATAGGAGTCACTAATGAGAGTTCGCTTCCGCGTGCTTGACTAGTGCATCTTCGACTCGCTCATCAATGCGCGGACCGAGATCACCCATCGGCTGCTTTGTCCATATCCAGTTATCGATGTGTGCGCCGAGGAACCTGAAGTGAGCCCTCTTCTGCTTGATACCCCACACTCGATAGTCAACGGTGAAGACGATATCCGCAGTCTTCGGAGTACCGTCGCTGAAGTATGCACCGATCGTTTTGGTTCCGCCTTCTGCACTGTTCAAGTCGAAGTCGTCCCAAGCCTTGTTACCGCTTTCAGAATCCTGGATTTTGAAGCCGTTTTCGTATTCAACCTCGTGGTAAACAGCGATCACGTGATCGACATGCACCGGGATAGGTCCAGTGGCCGACAACTCAAACGGTGCGGAGAATGGCTGGTTGTTTGCGAGTTGTCCCAGCGGTGTCATGGTCAACTGTGGCCATACGCTGATGAGCCCGAATAGACCCACCAAGCCGATGACCAACCCTATGATCGTGGGAGCGTTCCAAGCAGTCGATTTCGGCGGAGCGGGTTTCTTCTGCTTTGCCTGCTGCGCTGTTTTCTTAGGCATAATCCTCTGTCTCGACACCAGACAGTATTACACCGCGTAGGCGCTAGTTCGACAGTAGTTCAGAAAACAAACTTCCGGGTGCCTTAGACAGAGGTGCCCACAATGGCCAAGACGAAAACCCGCAAACTGAGTTGGCGCGACTATTCAGACGACGCCTTCCGGACGTTTCCCGCACCACCTAACCCCGAGTCCCTTCACCCCGGACCGGCGACAGTCGATCGCGCCGTCGCCGGTAAGGAAGAGTCGCGAGCCATTATTGACTCGTATGCGTTCCGCTTTCCCGTAACGATCGTGGAGGACCTCGATGTCCTCTATTAATGCGTCCTACCTCGACTACTCCCTGGAAGCCACTGTCGACACCCTCAACGCACTACTAGCCGCAGTAACACGCTACGCGACCAACCTGGCGCGACGAATGGATGTAGAAGCGGCGGAAGATGTGGCCCAGGACATCGCCGTGAAAGTCTGGCTTACGCTACCGCATTTCAGGGCGCGATCTTCGTTCCAGACCTATGTTCATTGCATGACTTCCCGCCACGTCATCGACCTCATCCGCGCGGCGAAGAAGAAGTCAAAGCTCGACGGACTTGACGATTCTCAGTTCCTAGAACAACCAAACTGGGACGACATTGCTTACGATATCGCGAAGCTATCCGGACTCAGTAATGCAGACATCCACCTCCTCCACATCTTCATCCTCAACCCCGACTTCGAACGCACTGCCAAGGTGCTGGGTACCACTCCCGATGCTGTCCGCTCCCGCCTCAAAAGAATTCGCAAGAAACAGCGCCTGGGCGACCAAAAGCAAGGGGGAAATTTCGTCTAATCGAGTGAGGCCTCATGGCGGCGCTCGTAGACGATTCCCCATCGTTTCGCGCCGCTTCTCCTCACCACTTCAGCCGGAGCTATTCGCTATGTCCACTGTCCTCATCATCGCGCTCATCGCCATCATCGTCATCGCGATCGTCTACATCCTCATGCACAAGACCAAGCCTGCCGCCGAATTGACCTTCGTGAAGGCCGACGTGGTCAAGGTCGCCGACGACGCCAAGGCCGATGTGGTCGCTGTCGTGGACGATGCGAAGGCGGAAGCCGAAAAGGTCGTCTAAGTGCTCGACAAACTCCTTAAGCTCCTCAACGGCTTTCCCGATCATATCGCCGCGCTCTCGATCGTCGCCCTGGGTGCCTCGATGACGCTCTTCACTAAGTCCCACGATGTAGCCCCGACCATCATCACCGCCGGGCTGACGATGTGGCGCGGGAACAACTCGAACTCAGCGAACTAACGATGCCTAGCCGCGCTCCCAAACCCTGCGGAAAGCCTGGCTGCGGCGCTCTGGTCACCGACTCCCGCTACTGCGACGAACACACAGATCAGGCGAAGCAGGCTGACCGATGGCGCGGTTCAGCGTCATCACGGGGTTATGACCACGAGTGGTCGAAGCTGCGGCTTGTTGCTTTGAAGCGGGACAAGTATTTGTGCCAGCGCTGTCTAGTTATGAAGCCGATGCGAGTTACACCTGCCACGGCTGTCCATCACCTTATCAAGATCCGCACAGCTCCACACCTGCGACTCGTACTAAGCAACCTGCTGTCGTGCTGCGATCCTTGTCACGAAGTCCTTGAGAAGTCTGCCTGATGCCTACTACACACACGCTCCCGGCTGGGCTCGCTTACCACTGCGCTGACTGCCAACTTGTCGTTCCCGCCGATGCACCGCGACCGACACCTGACGCCGCCAACTGCGCCTTCGTCCGACAGCACAAGCTCAGTTGGTTCAATCCTGCCGAGTCACTCGCCGGTCAGCACGTCATGGCCGTGGCCACCCACTTCCTCATTTATAGGTCGCACCTCGAAAGTGCCACACCCGACGCAGCCACAGCCGCCTACCATCGCGCCTACCGCGCGGGTCGCCGCCCTCACTTCAGAGACTCCACGACCTTCAAGGCGCTCACGCCCGAACAGGTAGCCGAAGCCCAGGCGCACAAGCGCGACGGCTGGCTGTATCGCTGAGAAAATACCCTCAAGTACACTTTTGTACGCTCAAGTCGACTTTTGTACGCTCAAGCACACTTTTTGTACGCTCAAGCACACTTTTCCATACCCTCAAGTCCACTTTCTAGAAGTACCGGCGGTACTGTCCGGATGTACTGCTGATACTTCCATTTCCTCAAGTCCACCCGCCATACCCTCAAGTCCACTTTGGAGCATTACGAACGGTACTCCCCGGATGTACTCTTACCTGACATCGCGAGTCGATCGCAGTGAAGTTGTAGTTCATCCAGTTTGGCGATTATTTCATTGTGGCGCAGCCTGGCAGCCCGTTCTGCGACGGCGAAACAACGATGGACTGATGCATCGCACGCGTCGATCTTAGCGGCGACCTCGATGAGCAGCTTCTCGATGTCCTCGGTTGTACCCATACCGTGAGTCTAACCCCAAGGGGTAGGGGGGTCGATTTTGTTTGACCCAAGCGCAAAGCTGACCAGCCCACGATTGAACTTTTACGTGCGCGAAATGGAATATGTTTTTTGAGTCAGCTTGGCTTTGAAGCCGCATCCGGAATGTTACAGACATCGTCGGTGGTATAGCTTCCCACGAGAAACTGGTCTTTCTGGCCCCCCTGCGTATCAGCGTCGACTGTGAAAACAACTCCCTGTGCCTTCACTTTCTTAAAGATGAAGTACCAAGTCCCAGTGAGACGAGAGCTTGGTGGGTAGTGGTTGACAAGTGCCTGATTTGCCCCACCATCCGTAATGTCGAGCGTTGTGAAGTTGGGTCCCGCGTAGATTTTTGCGAGATCGAGCTGCAGTGGCTTGTCGGCAGTTGGCTTGGAAACAGTCGTGTCGGTAGAATCTGGTTTTTTGTCTGTCGTGAATAAATAACCGACGATCTTGAGGTGCTCCACATTGAAGCTGTTGACCCCGTCGTTGGAGATAGCGACATCAAGTCTGCCATTACAGTCATCGGAATCCAGGGATTTCGACCAAGTAAGCCCGCTGGTGATGCTTCCGCGTTGCTCAAGTCCAGGTTCGACAGTCTTATGAAAAGTCTTGTATGTCCAGTAGGCAGCGACGAACAGAGCTACTACTTGTGCCGCTTTACTTAACGAATCGACCTGTGTGTTGAGGTTGGTTGATGAAAGCCACTTAAACATACCCGCCAACTTTCTCTGAAAAGGTGAATTGAACATGGGGGGGCCGGATGCAGAGGAGAGTACCACATGCCGGTTGGTAGAAAACGTAAATCTAATATCCAACGTGAACTCACCGGCAACGCAGGCCACCGACCCATCCCCGTCGAACTAGACTTCATCGCCGCCGGTCCCATCAAGATGCCTTCTTGGTTGGACAAAGACGCCAAGGCCGAATGGCGGCGTATAGTCAAGGCCCTCTCCGACCTCGACCTCCTCAAAGCGACGGACGTGGGCGTCCTCGCCTCGTACTGCACCGCGTACAGCCGCTGGGTCGCTGCCGAGCGCAAGATCGCCGCCGACGGAACCGTGATCAAGATGACCGGTTCTCAGGGGCAAGAGAAGTGGGTCAAGCACCCCGCGCTGATGGTGAGTTCAGAAGCGCAAAAGCAGATGCTTCGCGCCGGTTCACTCCTCGGACTCAACCCCGTCGACCGGAACAAGATCAGCGCCTCGCCCAGACAGCAGGCCAACCCCTTCGCCACGCTGTTCGCCGGTGATGATGACGAGGCCAACCCCGACTAGGACATCCCGTGAAAGACTACGCCGCAATCGCACACGAGTATGCGCGGGCTGTAGTCGCTGGCGAGTTCCTCACCAACCGGCTTGTGCGCCTTGCATGTCAGCGCCATCTTGACGACCTCGGCAAGTGCGAGTCCGATCCCGAGTACCCCTATAAATTCAGCCCCAAGAAGGCCGCCAAGATATGCGCCTTCGCCGAGTTGCTTCCCCTCGGTGGACGTTGGGGCGGCAAGGGCAAGACTCTCAAGCTTCAGCCGTGGCAAGTCTTCGCCCTAGCGGTGCCCTTCGGCTGGCTCCGCCGCAAAGATAATCTTCGCCGGTACCGAACGGTCTGCCTCTACGTCCCGCGCAAGAACGGTAAGTCGTTTCTCTCGGCTGTCGTCGGCCTCTACATGCTCCTGCTCGATGGAGAGCAGCAGGCAGAGGTCTATTGCGGCGCTACGACCGAGGCCCAGGCACAGTATGTGCTCCGCCCCGCACAACAGATCATCCGCAAGACACCCGGCCTCCGCCAACTCGGAGCCCAGGTCCTCGCGAACGCCATCGTTGTACAGGCGACCGAGTCGAAGATGGGCGCGGTCATCGGACAGCCGCCCGACGGCAGCTCACCATCATGTGCCCTGCTCGACGAGTCGCATGAATGGCCAAACGACATTCTGCTCACGACGATGCAGACAGGTATGGGGGCCCGCCTCCAGCCGCTCACCTGGATCACAACGACAGCAGGCTACAACACCGCTGGGCCTGCAAAGCTCATGCAGGACGACCTCGTCGAAGTCCTTGAAGGCGTCAAGGTCGACGACGAACTCTTCGGACTCATCTTCGGACTTGACCCCGGCGATGAGTGGAGCGACGAACGCGCCCTCCGCAAATCAAACCCGAACCTGGGTGTCAGCGTAGGACTCGACTATCTCAGGTCCCAGATCGCCAAGGCCGTGCAAACGCCGCGCCTACAGACGCCGGTAAAAACGAAGCACCTCAATATGTGGTGCCAAGCGGCTGTCGGTTGGATGGACATGGACAGGTGGAAGCGCTGCGAAGACCGCACGCTCAAGATCGAGGACTTCAAAGGCGAGACATGTTGGGCTGGTCTCGACCTCGCAAGCAAGCTCGACCTCACCGCCTACGTGCTCATGTTCATGCGTGAGATCGAAGGTAAGCAGCACTACTATCTGTTCCCGCGCTTCTCCCTGCCGAGCGCCCGCATCGACGACCCGACTAAGTCCCACTATAAACAGTGGTCGATCCAGGGATACCTTGAAGCGACCCCCGGCGAAGTCAATACCCACGCCGAGCTGAAGGAACAGATCCTGGCCGACGCCAAGACCTACGACCTGCGTGAGATCGGTCACGACCCTCACGGCGCGAGCATCCTGGTCGCCGCACTCATGGAGCAGAAAGTCACGTGCGTTGAACTCCAACAGACCTGGAAGTTTCAGAGCGAGCCCATGAAAGAGCTTGAAGCTCTGGTGATGGATGGCCGCCTCCACCACAACGGAAACCCCGTCATGTCCTGGTGCGTCGCGAACACGGTCGCTCAACACTATCCCAATGACGTCATCGTCCCCCGCCGCCCGAGCGACGAAAAAAAGATTGACGGAACAGTCAGCGCCATCATGGCCATCAGCCGTGCGAGCGTCGTCAAGCCCAAGCGCAAGTGGTTCGCCCCCTGCGTGATCTAGGAACCCCATGAGCTTTATAAGCGCGGTCAAGAAGTTTGGAGCAGAGCTGCGCTCGCCAGACATCACCACGCTAGAGCTGCGTTCGGACCCACTCAACAACCCCGCAGTCCCGCTCTCAACCGCAGGGTTCCTGTCGTGGGCAATGTCCGGTGAACCAACCGCCGCTGGTGAACAGGTCACGATCCATACGGCGCTTCAGCAGACTACCGTCTACGCCTGCGTCCGCGTCATCAGCGAGTCGATCGCATCGCTCCCGTGCAAAGTCTATGAGCGACGCAGCGGTGGACGCTTCATCGCCGACGATCACCCGCTCGCATACATGCTCGGCGTTGAGCCCAACCCAGAGATGACCGCTGTCACATTCTGGGACTCCATCGTCGGCGCACTCGCGCTTACCGGCAACGCGTATGTGGAGATCCAGCGAGACAACGGCGGTCGGCCTGTAGCTCTCTGGCCCCTGCATCCGCAAGCAACTGAGCCAAAGCGAAACAGCAACGGCGACATCGTCGACGAAACAACGGATGGTATGGAACCCGGTCAGATGCGGGTGCTCAAGGCATCCGATGTCCTGCACATCCCGCTCTTCAGCTTCGACGGCTTGAAAGGCATCAGCCCGATTCACCTCGCACGACAGGGTGTGGGACTCGCTCGCGCCGCCGAGAAGTTCGGCGCAAGATTCTTCGGGAACGGAGCGAAGCCGGGGGGTGTGCTTTCCACCACATCCGACCTCGATGACATCGCGCTCAAGGCTGCCAAGGAGTCCTGGGAGCGCACCAACGGCGGCGAGAACCAGGGCCGCACGGCGATGCTCCCAGGTGACTGGAAGTACACGCCCATCGGCATCAGCCCCGAGGATTCGCAGTTCCTTCAGACGCGTCAATTCCAGCGCCTTGAGATCGCTGCCATCTTCCGCGTCCCGCCTCACATGGTCGGGGACATGAGTAAGCAGTCGACAGCGACCGCTGAGCAAGCTGGCCTCTCGCTCGTCATCGACACGCTTCGCCCTTACATCAGCCGGATAGAGGCGGAGATCATCCGGAAGCTGTTCCCGCAGGTTGGAAGGAACTCGGGCAAGTATTTCGTCGAGTTCGACACGTCGAGCCGTCTCCGTGGTGACCTCAAGAGCACCCTCGACGCGGTTGCAGTCGGTCGTCAGTGGGGCGTGCTGAGCACCAACGATTCCCGCTTGATGCTGGGTCTGAACCCGGTCGTCGCGCCTGAAGCCAACCTGCTGTGGGCACCCGTCAACATGCAGGATGCGGCAAGGCTGCTCAACACCGAGTCGATCCAGGATCAGCCGGTCGACGCCAACCCTGCACTCCCGAGCCCAGATCAACGCTCGATGCTCAACCGCTACTCGACCGCGTACATCGCTGTTTATCGCGATGCGTTCGGTCGGCTGTTGAAGCGCAAACAGAGGGATTACGAGACCATTTTGACCCTGTTTACGCCTGTTTTGAGGTCGATTGCGGACGCTGCTTTAGAGCACGCAGCAGCGAAACATGGCCTCACGAACGTGACCGCTGACGCCTCTCTGTCGCAGAAGAACATCGACCTGGTGTGCCGGTCGATGGAGAAGCGAGCCAAGGGCTTCCACGAATCAGAGATCGACGCTCTGTGCCAGTCGGAGTTCCTGAAGGCGATCCGCTCTCTCCACATCAACACCGCCCGCGACTGCGCCGCTGCCGTCGCCGAAGCAAGCATCACACCGGAGCCCAACGATGGCACAACCGAATAAGCGCGAAGTCCGGCAGATCAAAGCGAAGGAACTCCGCGTCGCCACGAACGACAAGGGCCAGCGGGTTCTGACCGGCTACGCGGCGGTGTTCAACTCGCTCTCATGCGATATGGGCGGGTGGTTCGAGATCGTATCGACCTCGGCCTTCACACGCACGCTCCAGGAAAACCCCGACGTCCTTTGCCTCTACTCGCATGACGCATCCCTAGTCCTGGGCCGCACAAAGTCCAGCACGCTCACGCTGACGATCGACCAGACAGGCCTCAAGTTCGAAGTCATACTCCCCGACACCACCACTGCCAACGACCTTATCGTTTCGATCGAGCGTGGTGACGTAGATGGCTGCTCCTTCGGGTTTGTCTGCCAGAACGACGTTTGGGCCGAGGACGCCGAGTACAACATCGTCCGCACTCTGCTCGATGTGGACCTGTTCGAGATCACCATCACCGCCTGCCCCGCTTACGCCGCGACCAGCGTATCTCTGCGTTCAGCGCCAAAGGAGATTCGCTCCAAGCTCTCGAAGCGCGACGACGACGGAGATGGCGAGGGCGACGGTGTCGAGATGGACTCGAAGCCAGCCTGCTCCTGCTCTTGCTCACAGTGCGCAGCCGGTTCCCACTCGATCTGCTCCGCTGACCCCAAGTGTGAGCATCGGGACGACGACTCAATGGAGACCGACTCTCGCTCCATCCGCAACTACATGGAGATGAGGCTCGCCCTCGCCGCCCACCGACTGACTTAACACGACCCCCAAGATTCGCAAGGCCCGACGTTCGGCTCGCCCGATGCGTTCGATTGCGCACGTCCCCTTGCTGTTGTGAAACCCCAGCCCGCCGCTGGCCGCTGTCCTGCGCCCCGCCCCCACACCCCCCGCCTCCACCCACCGGGTAATTGCCCGGCCAACCAATTTCGAGGAAAACTCCCCATGATTCTGAAGGATCTGCAGGACCGCCGCAACAAACTCATTACCGACGCGCAGGCTCTCCTGCACCAGGAGACCGTCACTGCCGAGCACCGTTCGCAGTTTGACGCCATGATGGCTGACGTTGAGAGTGTCGAAGCCGACATCAGCCGCGTCGAGAAGCTCGCCAAGCTCGACGCCGAAACCCGTTCCACCCAGCGCCCGCCGCGCCCGAACCCCGGCACCAACCCTGCCGAAGTCGAGCAGCGCCAGGCTGCTGCCGCCAAGGCTTTCGAGAACTACGTCCGCTTCGGCAAGGACTATCTCGATGCTGAAGAGCGTTCGCTGCTCCGTGAGCGTCGCGACATTACGACCGCCAACGCCGGGTTCGTGATTCCGCAGCTCTTCAACCCGAGCCTGATCGACGCGCGGAAGCTCTACGGCAACCTGGTCAACGAAGTCGGGAAGAAGGTGACGAACAACAACGGTGCGCCGATCAAGGTCTCCCTGTCCAACGACACGGGCAACACCCTGACCACGCTGACCGCCGAGGCGACCGTTGTGGCCGAGCAGGACCCCACGTACTCCGGGTTCGTGATGAACACCGACACGGTCGCGACCCTGGTCAAGGTCTCCACCCAGGAGCTTGAGGACAGCTACTTCGACCTGGCCTCCTGGATCAAGCAGAAGTTCGGGATGCGTTATTACAACGGCCTGGAGTATCTGTTGGTCAACGGCTCCAACGTGCAGGCCATCCCTGCTGGTGCGACCCTCGGTGCGACCACCGCGAGCAACGTCGGCCCTACCTACACGGACTTCGTCAAGGTCTACGGTGCTCTTGAGCCTGCATATCTGCCGAACGCCAAATGGGGAATGTCGACGATCACCCGCGCGTACATCATGGGGTTGGAGGACAACTACGGTCGTCCGCTGTTCATCCCGTCGCCGAACTCGGGTGCGCTCGACAAGATCCTCGGCCTCGACATCGTGCTGTCCCAGCCGCTGCCCGCTGCCACGACCCCGGGCGCGACCGGTATCTTGCTGGGAGACTTTGAGCAGGGCTACCTGCTCCGGACGGACGGAGACATCTCCATCCGTCGTCTCGACGAGCGCTTCGCCGACAGCCTGGAAACGGGCTTCCTCGCTTACGCGCGTGTCGGTGGCAAGTCGACTGACGCAGGCACTCACCCCATCCTGACCCTTGCAACGCACGCCTAAACCGCTGCATGGGGCCGGAGACAATCCGGCCCCATGCGCGAGGTACCCACACATGCAGATCAAGGTAACTCGAGCCTTCCGTGCGCCAGATTCGCCGCGTCCGTTCCTCCCACAGGAGCTGATAACGGTGCCCGACGAGACCGCGAACAAGTGGATCTCGGAACGCAACGCGATCCCCTTCCACACCGGCGTCCCACAACCTCCCCCCAAGCAGAAGCGCGAACGAGCGACTCGATAAATGCCACTTTCTTTCCAAGAGACGACGCAACCCGCCGCCGAGCCTGTAACACTCGCCTTGGCCAAATTACATGCGCACGTCGACACGGACGACGAAGACTTGCTCTTCGAAGCGTGGATCACGGCGGCTCGCCAATACTGTGAGCGCTACACCCGGCGGGCCTTCTTCAATCGCGAAGTAACTCGTACTCTAGACTACTTCCCGCTGTGGTACGGCGAGAACGGCACCGTCAACCCCGCCGATCGGCAGGACTGGCCGTACTATGCAAGCTTCTGGGACAAGCTGACCATCGACCTCCCGCTCCCCCGCTGTGTCAGCGTCACTTCCATCACCTACACAGACACAAACGGGACCACACAGACACTTCCCCAGTCCGCCTACAACGTCGATGTGACATCCCTTCCCGCACGCATCGTGCCCTCAGCGGGGAACTACTGGCCCACCGTCGTGACTTACCAGCCAGGCTCTGTCCAGATCAACTATGTGGCTGGGTCCTATGGCGACGGTGTGGAAGTGAACACGATTCCCCAGGGCATCGTTGTGGCCATGATCCTGCTCATCGGTCATTGGTACCGCAACCGTGAAGCCTCATCCGAGCTGGCCCTAAAGAACATTCCCCTCGGCGTCAACGCGCTGCTCGACCCCTACAAGCTCCACCTCTTTGAGTACAGATAATGACGCCAGCAGGCCCGATAAACCGACGTGTCCAGGTGCAGACGCAAAGCTCCGTCGCTGATGCGTTTGGGCAGCCGCAGCAGACCTGGACCACGGTGCGCACCGTCTGGGCGAGCATCGACGTTCAGGGCAGCCAACTCCTCTACAACACTGCTGAGTTCGTCTCCAAGTCAGTGACTCGGATTATGGTGCGGTGGAC